TGCACATCGTTCCCGCTGGAGTAGATGAGCCACTTCTTGCCGTGATTGTATGCTTGTAGAAGCATCAAATAAATCAGCGTATGAGTCTTGCCCACGTTGGCGTGGCCCGTTACAACTATGAACTCGCCATCTTTAAAGCGTAGGTACTGGTCTAGTTCAAAGACACCGAGCTTGCCCGTGTCGTAATACTTGCCCTTCATTGCCCGCTGCAAGTACGGCAGTGAGTCTTCGTTCGGTAGTAAGTCTGGATGTTTCATACTCTGATTGGTTGGAACAAATATAGAAAAGTATTTGAAATAAAAAAGCCTCCCGAAGGAGGCCTTATCACAACGATGCCAGAGAAACCAATCAGAAAGGCGATTCGTTGCGTGTAGCGAAGTGTTCGGTGTGTGAAGCGGGTGCTGCTGATTGGCCAGACATCCACTTGTTAAAGGTCTCTGCGTTCGCCAAGATGGTGTTCACATCGTGAGCTGCTGCACAGGCGTACTCAACTGCTGCCTTCAGGGCAACTTGGCGGATGATGGAAGCGGAACGGTCATCTCCTGACGATTTCGAAGCGTTGGAAAAGCTGCCTCCGAAACTTCCACCACCGCCAAAATTGTTCGGGCGTTGGATTTTGATAGTACCCTTTTCGTTCTTGGTGTACTCTACCTCATCGCCTACGGCATACGAGGGGGTTTGTGATTTTGCAAACGCAGTTCCGAAGTCTCCGTTGTCGAAACGGATTTCTAACTTGAACAGGTCTTGCCATTGCCCCGTAGGGGTGATGCTTACGATTTTAGCCATTGTTGATTGGTTTTAAATAAATAGAATTGCTTGCTGCTCCAGTACTTCGATTCTTGCTTGAAGCTCTTGTACTTTGTTTTGGAGTGCTTGGATAGACGCTTGCTGCGCCATTATGGTTTGAGAGTAAACCTCTTGAGAAAGTGATAGTGTCATCTGATTGGTTTTAAGTTTGACACTACAAATATAATCAAGATTCGGAATCTACAATCAATCCTTCAAAAATAATTTCAGCGGTGTCTTTTGCTATGGCTTGGCTATGCACGAGCTTGATTTGCTCTACATATCTTGGACTGTCATCCCTAATTGCTCCCCACTTCTTGAATGCATCAAGCGCAAACTTGACCGCCATAATCGAGTTGTCTACATCGTACCTGTAATTGACAAGGCAGGTTATGTGGACTTGGGTAATCGGTACGCAATCGAACTCTTGCAGTTGATGCAAGACTTCACCGCAATGCTTCTCTTTGGCTTTGGCTCGGACTGTCCAATGCTTAGATGCATAAAATGCATTTAGGCTTGGCACCTTGCCAACTGTGACCTTGTAGGCCGTTAGTCCGCCTGTTGGTACCCGCATTGGATGGCGAAGTGGTAGTCGAGCTTTGCTATCTGACCAAGCAGCTCTTGCTCTTTGTATTTCGCCTGTTGGCGAGCAGCATACGTGCTATCGCAGTTTGCAAACAGGGAAGCACACTCCGCAAGGATGAAGTCAATCTTCCTGCGTTTGGCAGGGTTAGTATAGTACTGCATACTTGACATTGATTCCTTCATTTGTTGTGCTTGCTCCTGATTGCTCATCTGCTTGGTTGTGTACTTGGCGTTCTAATTCAAACTCAAGGTGTGCGATAGCCTTGCGAATGTCTTGGGTGATTGGGTTGTTGGGCTTCTTTCCTGCTCGCATCAGGTAGGTGAGTGCCGTACCTAAGTTGTAGTTATCAGGTTGGAAGTCCATCACCACATCCTTTGCCTCGATTCCGAGAGTCTTGCCGATGTAGTAGGTTGGTGTCTTGCTCATTTCCTGCTGGTTTGCTCAAAGGTAATTCATCCCAATAGATGTAAATGTGGTCATTCATTATTTAGAATCATTATAAATTAGCATAAGTACTTGCGTATTTAAAATTTATTTTGTTTTTTTTACAAGTTAAGTAAGTTACTTGACTTATAATATCAAGTTATAAGTTTAAAAACTAATATCAACTATCAACTTGTAAGTTTAACTTACTTACCAAATACTTGAAAGAAAAAAGAAACCAAGTAAAGAAAAAAGAAGAATCTCGCTTCTAACGCATCCAAATGATGCGAGGTAGGTCAGTATACCTTTTGAGGTATAAAACCTCTCTAAAGGGCTTAAAAGTGCCTTAAAGGGGTATAATTACTCCGTTAACTTATCTACCCAACGCTTGAACAGGTAGAGAATCAACAGAACCACCAACGCACCAAAGACCATCTGGTCGAAGTTCCATCCCCTGCGCTTTGGCTCTTTCGTGAGAATCTTGGTTTGGGTCACTCGGATGGTATCAGGCAAACACGTAGCCTCAACCACGACCTTTCGGTCGATGTACTGAAGCTGAAGGCGAACTTTGTCTTGGTAAATTACGGTGTCCTTCATCACCTCCAACGTGTCGAGCAGGTACTTTGGCTCCGTTACAATTACCGTGTCCCGAACAATCACACTCTCGAGGATGGGTTGAGCAGTACGGCATCCACTAACTCCCGCAAGAGTCACACTCAGGATTGTCAATGCTGCAAGCAGGGACTTCCGTTTTTTCAAGTTCATTAAGCCATTCATCAAAGTGGGAGGTATTTGGTTTTGCCATTATTAAAAGTAAGTAAATCTGTAACCGCCTGCTGTTTTTTGATATCCAGCACATACGCTCGTAACGGATGTCCTCGATAACCCTAAGGCCGAAACCGCTTCAGTAGCACAAGCCCAAATAAAAACAACACGACCACTATCATCAATTTGAGCAACTGGCCTTGCTCGTGGGTTTTCATATCCACTAAGAGCCTTTAGCGTTTTATTTTTTTTATTCTTGTGAGCGATACTCATCCTATTTCTTGTCTCATCAGAGACAACACGACCCCTTGCTTTATTGCCTATTTTCTTTTTAATCTCATCAAAATTGCTAAGCTCAGATATTCTTGGCGGTTTATCTCCTCCAGAACTTGTGTTTACTATGGCTCTGTTCTTTTTACGAGCAAGAGATATAAGCTCGACCTCTTTCTGATAGCATTCATCTTCAGTTCCTGAAAAAATAATCCTGCTCCTAAAAATGAAATCAACACTCCTAAGCCATCTTGATTTGTACAAATTGTAAGATTTGTTGGTTTCGGTCTTGGCCTCGTGAACGTGGTTCTTAATCCTTTTAACTGGATTAGATGACACGCCAATATATCGTATGCCGCTACTATCAGTCAGCACATAAACGAAACAATCAGCCATAAATCTTTTTGAATAGCTCTTTAGAGTACGGAAGATACTTCGCTTTTCCGTTAGTAAATACTGCTATCAACATTTGTTTTCTGTTTTTTCCTTCAGCGTAGCTGACGTGAACCCACTTGGGTTGACCATTACCATCAGAACCCTCAGCTATCAACTGGTCAAAATCAACGTTGCGGCTAATCCACTTGAATAACACATCATTGCCTCCGTTGAACTTTAAATCTGCCGCTTGAGCTTGGACGTGCTGCGACTTGCTCGCACCTCCGACTCGCTTGTTTACTTCAGGGCTGCGGTACGCACTCGTTACCTCAATCGCTCCTAATGCATCTCTCGCTGGTTGTAAGACGTTTTCTGCAAGAGCACGAAGGTTTCCCTCCAAGTGCTTCGGTAAAGCGTTAGGAAGTCCTGTATTCGTTTTGGTCAGTTCAGCGAGGCTAAAGTTCTTGGTCATTGAATGAGTTTTTGTCAAATTTCATGCAAATTGCAGCTCAAGCATTATGCTTAATGTGCATTATACTGCACAAAAGTGAGCCGATTTGTTCCTTTAATCGGACGTTATCCGATTTAGCGACCTTGTGAAGCGTAGGGCTTCTTGTAGTTCTTGCTCCGCTTGTTGCTGCTTGCGCTCTTTGAATGCTTTCCTCGCTTCTTGCTCTTGCTGACGTGGTTACTTACTACCTGCTTTTTCATCTTTAGGGTCACGTAAAAAAAGGAGGGCGAATGCGCCCATTAAAAATGCGGATACCTCCGTAAGCGAAGCCTTCTCGTAGAATACCAGAACAAAGCAAAGGCCCACGATAAGCAGGCCTAATACTGTTGTCTTTGGGTCTTTCCAAATACGCTCAATTAGCATTGTTCTTCTCCTTTAGCCAATCCCTGCGCCACTTCCATAAGGTGTAAGCAAGTGATGCTACCAAGACCAGCAAGCCAAGAGCTTGATGAACGTAGCCTACCAACAGACCTGCGCCCGTTAGTGACCACGATGTGATTACTGAATCAGCAGATTCCTTTGTCATTGCTCAACAGGAGGTACAGGAGGTTGGCAGTATGCTGCTTCGGGGTTAGCCTTGCAGTATTCCTCTGCGTATGCTTGCTCCCATCCTGCGATGATATGAACACCACACGGAGCAGGCCATACAACGTACGAGGCAAATGATGTAGCAAGAGGCTCACCTGTCCACAGGATGTCTACTGCGTACTTCGGTGAGGTCTTCAAGCAAACTTGGTTGCCCTCCTCATCCGTACCCCATTCGGTGCAGAGGTAGCCCAACTCAACTACTGCCGTAACCAGCTCGGGGTTCCAAGTGGTGTAGGTTTCGCCTTCGGGGTCAGTACCCGTTGTTTCAATCTTGGCTTTAGCCGTAGCCCATTGCGTGGGCGTGAACTCGTATTTTAGGAATTTCATAGCGTGGTCAATTCTGCCAGTTGGGCGTTAGTTAGACGGGTCTTAAATAGAAGCATTTGGCTTGTTGCGCTTTGCGAAGAAACGCCAGTTCCCAAATAGTCAGTAATTCCTAATGCGCTCATTGCTGGTACAGAAGTAACGGCAGGCGTCCCGACCGAAACTCCATTGACGTAAAACTTGTAGTCGTTCGCCTTGTACGCTACGGCAATCTTTAGTGAATCACCGCTTATACTTATGAAATTGTCAAAGGCCGTTCCGATTGACAAAATCAAAATTCGTAAAGTAGTTCCGTATGGATTTATTAAAATAAAATTGTTTCCATCCGTGTATGAAAATAATCTTGCGCCATTACCACCGCTTTGAGAAATGTTACTTACTTCCCAGTAAATAGTGCCCTCCGTCTGCCCGATAAGGGAGCTAATGCCCGTCTTTGAAGCAGCATCCGCAACCCTTGTAACGCTCGTTCCCAATGTGGGGATGTACGAGGTGGCGTAGGCTCCAAGTTCTACTTGAACTCCCCATAGTTGGATTGTAGCACTTGCGTTCATCGGCTCGTTTAATCCTCTACGGATTGCCATCTCAAACACGTTACTTGTTCCAGTTAATGCTTTGGTTAAAGTAAAACGCTGCCATTGATTGGTAACAGTAAACTTATCATAATTTGAACCATCAATACGGACTTGAACTTGAGCAGTTCCGCTTGCGGTTTTAGCATAGAATGAAGCCGTATAAGTTGCAGTCGTTCCACCAAAGGTTTGGAATATCGCAGAAATATCGCTTGCAGTAGTTCCTGCGCCAGCGTTAAAAACGATTGTATCAGCGTTTTGATATCCATCTGGGCTAATTGCGTTGTTAGCAGTTACAACGGGAACAAGCCCTGTTCCGCTTTGGCTTTTGCTCCATCCTGCATTATCAAACTGCTCCGAGTAGATAGAAAGGTTTGTCCGCTGCGGTTCAAGCAACAGGCGAGGACAAGTACTATTCAAGTAGTCCAAACGGGGTAACCCACTAACAGGGCCAACGCTTACTGCTGCGCTGGTGGTGGCGATGTAGGCTGTTGCTCCGAAGTCAGAAATTTCTACTTGTGCGCCAAAGGCATATCCAGCATTACCGCTAACACTTAACGCACCATCAGAAGCAACGAAGAACGGAACGAAAGAATAGTTAGTCGCACTTGTTACTGAAAAGGTTAAACGAACACGATACCATCCGTTAGACAAAGCCTCCGCAGAGCGACTTAAAATGGTAAACGTACCACCAGTAGTACCAAGCGCACCAGTAGTTAAATTAAACCAAGATTTAGAACTATTCGCTACGCCATCAGAAGCCTCAATTGAAACCCAGTCAACATTTGACTTCTTAACGTACAATGAAATGGTGTACGGAACCGCAGCCATTGCAAAAGCAGTTGAACTAACATATCCAACATTCGCAGTTGCGGTAATTAGGTCTGCGGTTGTTGCTCCATTTAATGGGTTCGCAATAGCGTTAGACGTTACCGAAGCGTTGTTTTTAGTCCAAGCAGCATTCGCAAAATCCTCCGAGTAGGTAACAAGATTCGTCCGCACCTTCTCAATAAGGCCATTACTTGCAACACGGGTTGCACTTGAGGCACGGCTGAACGTAAGGTCACCCGACCCATCCAAAGGCTTCACCGAGTAGACCTTCTGGTCTTTGTATCCCGAAGGAATCATTACGAGGCTTGCCTCATCAAAAAAACTGCTCATCAGTTCAAAATAAATAGTTGGTCAATCAAGCATTCTTCTCCCTCCAATGTTGCTCCGTCATCGGTCATACGCTGGATGTAAGTGTCAAAAATATCGTAGTAGGTGTCCTCACCCAAGTCCTGCAAAGCAGCAACCAAGCAATCGTACCCCTCGAAGGTTCCGCCATCGGCAAGAACTCGCTCCTCGAAGTAAATAGCGATATCGTTAACTGGAGCGAAGCAGGGGGGAGCCGATTCGTTCTGGATGGACAAAGTGGTTTCATCCACTTGGCCGAACCAAGAGGAACAATAGACAATACCCCACCCAATCAGATTACTCACTTCTTTTTCGCTTTACTTAAAAACAACTTCAGCTTCTGGATATTATCCCTCTTTACTCCGTACTTCATAGGTACCATCCGTGAAATGATTGTCCGTCTGTTGGGTACATTTCGCCATTCTGATTGGCGTAGTACTCTGGGGTTAAACTTCCATAAAAGGTCAGGTAACTGACCAAACGTCTTCCGTAGTGTTCTGCCGTATCTCGCTCCTTTTGGATGAGGTACTCCAGCTCACTCTTGTCAATGCCTTCAGAGTTCTCGCTCTGCTTCTTGAATACACCCCCGTTGCTCAACTTGTAAGCCAAGAAAGGCATCAGCTCTACCATCGTGTAGTGAACCAGCACGTCCTGAACGTACTCGGTCATCAAGGTGAGGTAGTTGCCCGTGAGGGTGTTTGCCAGCACATCGTTCTTCAGCTTGTCGTACAGGGCAGTACCCAGCAGGGCTTGGATGTGGATGTCCTGTGCGGTCTTAATAAACTGCACCATCTGGTCACGGTCTACGTTACCAGAGATACCCGTGCGCTTCACGATGTCATCAGGAGATACAAAAAGGGCGTATGCCATAACTAATAAACCTCAAGAATCAGATGTTGCGACTATTTGGGAATCCCGTGTTCACGGGCGTACTCAGCGGTGTACCCTTGATAGTCCGACTCGATGGGTGCAATAGCAACCGCCTTAGCGTTCTTGGGTAACTTGAAGCCCTGACGTACTGCCTCGTTTACGTTGATGATGTCGGTGCCATTGAGCGTACCGCCTCCCCAGACCTTGCCGTCTTTGGTTAGTTTCTTGCGGTATACCCTACGCTCCCAGCGATGGTAGCAGTTAGCACCCCCCTTGTAGAGCCATACGCTATACGACTTCCCTTGCGCCTCTGCGCCTCCGTTAGAGCTTAACTGCTCGATGTCCTCCTTGCGGTACACACGGGCTGCATTCATCAGCGTAGAGCATAGCACACGGCTTGAGCCTTTGGGTTTTTCTTTAGTTCCGATAGCGTAGAAGTAGCGGACCTTGTAACGCTCCGTATCTTGCTCGCTCTTATCCTGAGCAGCCAGTTCCGTGCGTGAGTTGAGGTATGCCTCTACATCGTACTCGGCCTCCTCATCATCGACAATCTCAGCATCGACCATCTCAAACTCTTTGAGCAGGTCTTCTTCACTTTCTCCAATCTCTTGGAGCTTGGCTACCAATTCAGCAGCAAGCTCCTCCTGAAGAAAAGGGCGGCTATCCCCTCCTCCTTTCTGTGCTTTCATCTGCGTGATTACCGCTGATGAGTTACCTGCAAAGAGAGCCTGTGCAACCTCTGGCTCAAACTGAAGCATCTGAACAAGGAATGTGATGGCTTGGTCTTGCGTTAGCACTCCCTCGCTTACGGCCCGCATAATATCCAACGAGCTTGCAATCTGCGCTCCGTTGTACGATGCCTCCTTCTGGATGAGTTCTTCCTGTACGTCTCCAGCGGGGGTGTCTACAACGACCTCCGTAGATACTTCATCGCCTACCTCTTTGACATCTGCAAACTCAGCAGGAGTCAAAGTCTTAAAGTAGAGGTCTAGGTTGACCTTGTTGTAGGCAAGCAGTTTGTCAATGCCACTTGCAAGCTCCTCTTGCTTGGGGCGGATTACCGCATTGTCCAAAAGGTTGTATGCGTTCTTAATCTCATCTGCATTGTTACCCAAGCCCGTGTTGTCCTTTACACCAAAAAGCATCGGTGAGGTGATGCGGTGGGCAACTAGAATCTTGCTCGTTGATTCCTTTGAAAGGAACTCGTACTGAAGGTGGGCATCCGATAGGCTCACAGGCTCAACTGTAGCCGCCTTTTGGCTATCATCGTTAAAGGCCAAGATGTACTTGCCTGCATTGTTGCTACCACTCCACTTCTGCTTGATGGCGAAGTCGATATTATCCTGCTCCTCTTGCGGTGGGATGCCGTTGTTGAAGTTGATAATCATAGACGGAGCGAGTCCGTTCTTGATATTATTGATGTGGTAGTTGGCAATCTCTTGCTCCATCTCTGCGTATGGAAGCCCGCCTTGATAGTCAACGGGGGAGTAGTAGTACGAGCCGCTGCGATATGGGCGCATATAAAGGATTTCTACCTTCTCGCCTGCTGCTCCGTACCCAAAGGCAGGGATGCGCTCTGCTTGCGTCTTATTACGCACCTTAGTCCAATCGTAGGCGTAGTAGTACGCTTCAATATCACCATCCTCGTTGCACTTCTCAGCACGTAAGGTTTCGACAGGCATATGGTATACCTCTGCAATCTTGCTCTTGTCAGCGGTATAGATGACCTGAAAGGCAGCGTTGCCCAACATATAGAAGTCATTGACCACACGCTTGAGCTGCTCGGGTTGGATGAGTCGCTTCAGCTCTAAATATCCCGCAGGGTTTGCAGCAGGGTCTACCGCATCAATACCCTTGCCGTAAATCATATCGATGATTCCCGTGATGACGGCATTGTTGGTAGGGCTGGCGTTGTATAGGTCGATGAGGTAACCGAAGAAGTCATTGTCATCACCATACTCAACCCAACTCAAGCGAGGGTTCTCGCTCACTTGTGGCGTGGTGTATGATGCCAGATTAAGAAGGCGGATGTTACTCTCCATAAATTACAAAGTCATTGTTCATTGTGCGCTCGGTAGTTTGCAGCACGGGTTGGTAGGTTCCGATGGTCTGACCGCTGGGTAGCATATAAATCTTGTCAATAGCCAAGACCTTTGCATCATCTGCTCCAAGTGCGGTGAGTTCATTCGTAACGCAAGTTAGTGATTCTATCGTACCTGAATCTGCAATTACTCGGTCTTCGTATTCGTTTGCGACTCCTGCTGCGTAGCGTTGGTCTTCGAGGCGCATCACATACGGCACCTCTTGGTCTAGGTTTGCGCTATTGTATTCAAACGTCAGCTCTCTGGTGTCCTCATCAAACGATGGGTCTACGAGCGTGTACGTGATGACTTCCCGTGTATCCTTGTTTATGAATTTGGCTTGGATTCGCCAGTAGTCTCCGTAGTTTGTGAGGTCATCATTGCCGTACTTCCAGTCACGGATGGGCAAAGTGATGTCCTGCTGGGCATTATATGATAGGAAAATCATACCTAAATAACCCCAAGTGGGTGCAAAGTGGGGAATGAGTCAAAAGAAAAAGGGGGCCGAAGCCCCCCAATCCATCCTAAATACGTCCTGCTCCGTTCAGCAGTACGATGCGAATATACGAATTATCCTCGTACGATTACAGGCTTAGTTCCAGCAAGCCCAGCAAATGGGTCATTAGGAATTGCTCCTTTAAGGAAGTTAGCTGGAGTACGCTCTTGGCCCGTGAGGGTTACGTTGTATCCAGTAAGGTCTCCCATAGCTGCACCAGTTACGATAGAGCCTCCTGTGACCTCTGAGCCGTGTTCTAAGCCCATTACCCAAGAGTTACCATTGTTGTCCTCTACGACAACGATAGGCTTCGCCCAAGAGAGTAATTTGATTTGCTTAGTGGTAGCGGCATCTTGCTTCTTGAGTACGATGTTTAACACCTGCTCGAAGAAGGTTGTGCCGTTGTCACGGCTAGAGTTGATAGCCTGCTCGAAGTTTGAAGTTCCCTTCAATTCGTAGGCAAATGCTGAAATTGCAGTGACGGCAGTAGCAAGCTGGCTGATGACGTCCGTGTTGGCGGTGTCATAGGCAACTGCTGCGATGTCAATAGAGTTGATGAAGTAAACGTAGTTGAGTCCGCCTACTTGGTCTTTACAAGGCTCAATGCGGCCTAAGGTGAGTGTACAAGCCATTTCTTTTATTTGGAATTAAAAAAGGGGGCGAGGGCAAAGCCCAGCCCCCCTCATTGTTTAATCAGTCAACGGATTAAGCGTAGTATACAACGTCAGCACCGAAGCCAACTTGAACACCAGCCGTGAATCGCATAATGAAACGGACGTTCTTTGAACCGTCTAAGTCGCTCATATCGAGGACCTTAACCTCTTGGTGGTCAGAAAGAAGACCAGTTCCGAAGTATAGGTTAGACTTCTGAGCCAAGACCATCTTATTGCTTCCCAAGCCAGGAGCGTGGAATACGCTCACGCCATCGAAAGAAAGCTCTTGGTTAGCGTACCAAAGGTTGCCCTTGCTCTCGACACCCGCAGCACCCAAGCCAGAAGCTCCGAAACCGCCAAGCGCACGAACGTAAGCCTTGAATACGTTAGTTGAAACGTAGAGCTTCAAGTCATCCTTGCCGTATACTGCGTTAGGAGCAGCGTCCATAACACGACCCATCTCCGTAATGACATTGGCTGCCGTAACGCCACCCGTAGCAGCAGTCACATCGATAACGGTAGTATCAGCAGCAAGCAGAGTTTGGAATCCGTTGAACTCACCAGCGTTGCCAGTTGAACCAGTCCAGATTTTGCTC